GCGAAAACAAAACTATTGCAGGAGCAATGGCGGCGGTCGGCGCGGCTGCGCTTGCCATGGGTCGAAAGCTTGTCCAGGCTTTTAAACAGGGCGTAGTCGCCGCGACTGAGTTCCAAAAATCCATCGCCGAGATTAACACCTTGATGAATGCTGACAGCGGAACCGTCGAAACTCTCACCAAGGATCTCCAGGATCTCGCCGCCCAATTCGGGCAGACCGATACGGTCATGGCCCGCGCTCAGTACAATGTAGTATCTGCCGGGTTCACTGACATCGCCGACGCGATGCAAATCCTCGACATCGCGAACAAGACTGCGATCGGGGGAATCAGCGATGTTAATACAGCCGCCCGGCTCATCACCCAGACGCTCAACGCCTACGGTATGGAAGCGGATCAAGCCGAGCATATCAGCGGGATTCTTTTCAGCACGATCAAAGGCGGTGTGACTACCCTGCCCGAGCTTGCTCAGAATCTCGGCAAGGTAACGTCGACTGCCGCTACCGCAGGGATCTCGTTCGAGGAAATTTCTGCGGCCATGGCGGCGATGACGAAGCGCGGCATTGATACCGCCCTGGCTTCGACCGCGCTCAATAGTCTGATCATCGCCATCGGCGCATCTTCAGGCGAGAGCGCGGCCATGCTCGATGACCTCGGCATTACCCTGGACAACGGCCTCGCGCCTGCGCTGGAGGCGGTAGACAAAGCGGGCGGGGAAAGCCTCGAGACCCTCAAGCTGATGATCCCGAATATCCGTGCGCTCCGTGCGGCCGCTTCGGTCGGCGCTGATGGCGCGAAAGAAATGAAGCTCCAGCTCAAGCTCATGGAAGATGGCGTAATAAGTTTCAACGAAGCTTACCGGATCATGTCGGAAACGGTCGCCCAGCAAAGCGCGATCGCTGAAGCTACCGCAAAGAAACTGTCGGACGCGATCGGCAGGCGAGGGCTGGCCGGTGAGATGGAATATCTCAAGATGAAGACTGAGGCTCTGGATGATACCGCCGCGACCGTGGACGAATATGGCAAGCACATCGAGGATCTGGCGAACGGTTGGGGCAAAGTCAGGGGCGAACTGGTCGGCGTGGTCCACCAGTTAATGCAGGGCGGCATCGTTTTTGCAGAGGGCATAAACATTGTTTCTCAATACACCGACATCAACAAGATATTGGCGAAAGTACTGGGCGATACCGCCGAGAGCGAGAGCCAGCGAACCGACACGCTCTTGATGACAAAGGACGGTTTGATCGATCTCCGTGGCGAGCTGAAGGCGAATACCGACGCTGAAGAACGTTACAACAAAGAGGCGGTCGAGAAAGCCAAGGAGCGCGAAGAAGCGATCGCCAGTATCCGCGCCAATCGTGAAGCACGAAATCTTGAAGGATTGAAAGCGGCCGCAATCGAAGCGGATGTTGAAACCGTGAAAGTGAGCATCGCGCCAGATGGCGAAATCATCTACACCGACAAGACGCCAGCGGAGCTTGCCGCCGATATCATTGCCGACTTTGAAGAAGAACTGGCCAAGGCCGAATTGAAAGCTCCTGATCTTGCCGGGCTGAAAGAAGCTGGTCTCCAGGAAAGCATCGACGACATGGGCGAGCTTGCCGAAGCCGAACGGAAGGCACGCGAGGAACTGGATGCCCTGGTCGCCAGCTTGATGGATGTCCCGGTCGATCCGTGGCCCGATGAGGATACGCTGGAGGCGATGGAAGATTATCAGAAAAGCCAAGAAGA